CAACGGACTGGGTAAGAAGTCCCGGGTGTTACAGTCCGGGATTTTTTTATATCTTTGTTACATGGCATATATAGAACACAATTTTTTTCCACTGAAGGTATATGTTAGGAATGAGTACATGTATCAACACACTAAGGGTTTAGGAGAGTTTACCCCGGGGGTTATCATTTCAGTTAGATGTATGCCGGGACAAGCTGCACTGTTCCAGGTACTGTTAGACAATGGAGTGCTTAGAGATAAGTTACCATCCCATGCATTACTGACTGAACCAAAGCTACCGGATCCTGACCTACCGTTTCACTACTTACAGATATGGAATTGTTTCTCCTATAACTTTACTCTGTTACATCTGTCATATCTTTATGATACTCCAGTGGAAGTTTATATGAAAGATAAAAAGTTCCACAAAGGAAACTACTATGCTACTATTAACTGGGGTAGTAATGATATGAACACAGACTTGTCTCTGGCTGAAGATGCACTAGAACATAAGAGTCACCATATTATTCTCCTGGACAATGGTCAGATAGCACTACAACCTAACAACCGGATTAAGTGGTCTGAACCTAGCTTTGTTACTAAGCCTTTTCCTGAGAGACCTGACTATCTGGTTAACAAAGACTACTACAATTGTGAGGGTTATGAAAAATGGAATACAGAAGATTCTGAAAGAATGTTTTATGATACAGAATAATTTATTATATTTGTACTGTTCATTTTACTAAATGATAAACATAATTGATTTGATTTGCTAGAAGCCCTGGAAATTTTCCGGGGTTTTTAGTTTAAACAAAAAAAATTTATATATTTGTCAGATCAAGTTTATTATATGAGATGACACTAGAACAGAAAAAGTTATGGTTGCTTGTTGCAGAAAAGACAGGGTCTAACTTAGAGGCTAGGATGGTATATGATGAACTATTAAAAATATTAGATATGGAAAAAGATACAGTGATTGTTTCTATCACAGAAACAGAAGGAGGTTTGGAGGTAAGAGTTAATGAGGGTGCTTATGGCAATCCACATATCATAGGTATCTTAGAGAAGATTAAGTTTACACTCTTGTCAGAAGATCCTCCTATGGTAGAGAAAGTACCATCTTCTACTACCACTAACCAAAAGTATGATGCGTAAATTTTTAAAACCAACAATATGAGTGAAAAGAAACCGGTATATGCTATACCAGATCAAGCTCCAGAAGTACTTGAGCACAAGATCATCCCATTTGGACATCAGTTAATGGGATTAGATCCAGATAACTTAGATGATACCACAGTAACTAAAGTAAAGTTATTAGCAGCTGAGATGGCTGAGATCTTAAAGAAAGACTATGAGAATGAAAGAGGTCCGTTGAAAAGCCTGCTTTTTGACCATGCATTAGGTGAGATATTAAATGCATCTATGTCAGTAGTAAAAGTATTAACTCTAAAAAATAAATGAACATGAAACCGTTTAAGTTATTAAGAGGCCGCACTATTTTATTAAGTGTACCTGAAAGAAAAAAGTCAGCACTAGAATTATCAGCTAAGGATGAAGAAGCAATGATGCAAGAAGCTGCAAAGCTGTGGAGTAAACTTACAGTTTATGCCATAGGAGATAAAGTAGAAGATGTAAAAGAAGGTGATGTTGTCTACGTAAGAACAGGGGCTCTAAATATGGAGCACATGGAGCGCATAGAAATAGATGGGCAAATCAAGCTTGTTCTTAATGAAGGTGACGTAGTTATAGTATGGTAAGTCATGGCAACAAAAAATTATAATACATATACTCCAAGTCCAGGTGATAAATACTCTCCGTATGCAGATATGGCAAAGGATGTTTATGGAAAGAATACTAGTATTACTACTAGTCCCTGCCCTACAGCAGAAGAAATAGACTGGAGTAAAAGAGTTGTAAACTTAGATCAAGGACCAAGACCTAAATACTATGGTGGTAAGGATAATACCTATGAAGTGTTTCAAGTACTAGAGGCTTGGGGACTTGATAAAGACTTCTACCTAGGTAATGTGATTAAGTATGTTGCTAGAGCTGGTAAGAAAAATAAATTGACTGAAAAGGAAGATTTACAAAAAGCTTTAGTATATTTACAAAAAAGAATTGACTCACTATGATACTGAAAGGAATCCTGTTTATATTTGGTGTAATAGTCATTGGTTTTTTATTCTTAGTAAACAATGCTATGAGTAAGCCTTTGTATAACAAAATACATAATGTCTGGGAAGAAGACCCAGAGGGAAAGAAATATGCTAATTTAACATTGACTGTAATGCTCTTTATTGCATTCTTCATGGGCTTGATGTTTTAACCTACATGCTCTCCAAACAAAAAGATCCTTAGTTTTTTAGCTAAGGATTTTTTTATATCAAATATTTTTTGTATATTATAGTATATTTATAAAACTAATTATCATGGATATCTTAAATTTTATTAGTTGGATCAGAGGCCGCAGACAAGTAACATCTGTAGATCCTGCTAAAACAGTATTACCAGTAGGACTTAAAGATCCTAGAAGAGATGACGCTTATCTGGCAGGAGCAATTACTGTACAGGACTTTATAGGTCAAATAACACCAGGCGCAACCGGTCCAACTGGACCACAAGGACCTCAGGGGCCTCAGGGAATTGCCGGACCTCAAGGAAATCAGGGAGCTACTGGACCAGCTGGTATACAAGGACCTTCTGGAGTACAAGGTATTCAAGGAAATCCAGGACCTGTGGGACCTGCCGGTTTAGTATGGGAAGGTACATGGGTATCCGGTACATCTTATTCAATAAATGATTCAGTTGGTTATAATGGTGCTTCATGGTACTGTATTGCTCCAACATCAGGAACAACTCCTCCAAACTTAGCTACTGCAAACTGGGCATTGTTAGCATCTCAAGGTGCACAAGGTCCTCAAGGTATTCAGGGAGCACAAGGTATACAAGGTGCTGTTGGACCTCAAGGTATACAAGGACCAATTGGTTTAACTGGAGCTACCGGTGCTCAAGGGCCTCTTGGACCAGTGGGACCAACAGGTCCTCAAGGAATACAAGGTGTGCCTGGACCAGTAGGACCTGCTGGATTGAATTGGCAAGGTGCGTGGGTTTCTGGAAATTCATATAATGTAGATGATGCAGTTGGTTATGCAGGTGCATCTTACTTTTGTATAACAGCAACATCAGGAACTACTAGTCCAGATATTGATCCATTAAATTGGGCTTTATTGGCATCACAAGGTGCCGTAGGACCTGCAGGTGCAAATGGTGCTACAGGTGCAACAGGAGCACAGGGTGCACAAGGACCACAAGGAGTTCCGGGACCAGTTGGTCCAGCAGGATTAAACTGGAGTGGCGCATGGTCTAATGCTGGTACATATGCTGAGAATGATGCTGTATCTTTTGCAGGTGAATCATTCTTTTGTTATAATCCATCTGGTGTAGGTCCATCTGTTACAGATCCATCTGTTGATACTGCAAATTGGGCACTACTTGCTGCACAGGGTGCTACTGGTCCTCAGGGTCCTCAAGGGATTCAAGGAATTCCTGGTCCGGCTGGTCCTGTACCACCTGATTATGTTAAAACTATATTTAACCATCCTGATTTTGGAGCTGGAGTTACTGGAACTACTGTTCCTGTTATTTCAGTATTTAAGGATATAAGTGGTATGTTAGCAACAGATTCAATTCTTGAAATATCTTGGGGTTGTTATAGAACTACTGCACTAGGAAATGTTCAATCTCAAGTATATTTATCAGATACATCAGATTTTTCAGGTACTTTTGTAAAAATAGCAACAGGTGCAAATCAACCTGCAGCAGCAAATGCCTATTTAAGAAATTTTAGAGATGTTAAAAAAATAGATACTGTATTTACAATGTTTAATGGATTAACACAATCTGCAAGTGATTTAAGTAATACAGGTAATACTATACAAAATTCAACTGTAGACCTAGGTCAGCTTTACATTTTATTTGCTATTCAATTAAGTAATGCTGCTGATGAAGCATTTATAGACAGAGTTCGTATAACTGAACATGCTGCATATATATAATTAATAATATTTTAAATTTATACCATGGATATTTTAAACTGGCTATATTTAAAAACAGCAGGTCTGATTAAAACTAAAGCTGTAGATCCTAACACAGACCTAGTAGCATTAGGTGCTAATGTAGGGTTTAATAGAAGAGATGATCAGTATCAGACTTATGCTATGCCTCTTAAAGATGCAGTGCAGGCGGGTAATATAGGTAATACTGGATACTATACTATTGATTTAAACTCGGTATTAGTACCTGTAGTAGATGTAACTACTTCAAGAGGGGTTATTGAAATCATTATGGCAACACCTGAAGTTGATCCACAACCAGCATTTGCTACTGCCGTTCCGCTTAGTATTAATAATGCAGAAATGGATTTTACAAATCCAGATAATGTATATATGCAGTTTTCTGTATACTACAGTCCTGCAATATCTGATTCTTTTATTCCTTATGTTATTGCAACAGGCTTTGCACCAACAGGAGCGGATTATGCTATCTTTAATGCAAATCCAACTTTGACTGGTGCAATAACTTCTTTTACACCAGGTACAGGAACAACAATCTTAGCAGAGGCTGGACAAACCTATTCAAATGTTGGGGTATCAGTTGGTAATGCTACATTTACAGTAACACGTGATGGAGCTGGAGTAATTAATTCAGTTGTTCTAGTGAATAGTGGAACAGGTTATGTAAATGGAGACACTTTTGTTATTGATGGTGCAAACATAGGTGGTGCTAGTGGTGTAGATGATTTATCTATTACAGTGGATAACACTACTTATGCTAATCAATTTGGGGGCCGTTTCTACTTATATTATGAACTTTATAATTTCTAATTACTGTAGATATACTAAACTTCATATCATATACAGGAATAAAAATTTATTAAAATTATAACTATGTCAATAGGAAATTTAAAAGACACCGGAAACCAAGGTAATAACTTACCATTCCAGTGGAAAGTTCTACAAGGACTTCAGAGTATAATTAGTTCAACATTTAATGTTGCTATTAAAGCTCCATTAGGTCAACAAAATAATGATAACTCAGTTTCTACTGTATTATCTAATGAACAAGCAAATGTTTTAATATCTGCACAATTTAGAAAATATACTAATACAGATGGTGATCTTAGCGGTTTCCCAATAGTGTTATCTGTTTCTTTTGCTAGTGTGGGGACTGGTAATGCTAGAGTTTCTACAGATGGTGGATTAAATTACACTGATCTTGCCCCAGGTGAAACATTAAACTTGGATGCTGGTGGAGTTATGAACTATTATGATGGTAGTAAATTCTATTTTGATACCACTACTAATGTAGGTTCTTCTTTAATAGTTGCTCATAATTATTTATAATGGGTATAGTTATAAATACTTCTGGATCTAACCAATCATTATTGGCTAATGATCCAATGTTGGCTGATGCATTTGGTAGAATAAGAGTAGCACAGCCATTAACATTATTTGATTCTTCTCATAGATACAGAGATAATGGATTATGGAATACATTAGCAACACTTGGCGGAACTGCTGTATTTAGTACAAATGAAGGATTAGTAAACTTAAATGTAACTAGTACAGGAGGATCTCAAGTAGTAAGAGAGACTGCAAAAGTATTTTCTTATCAACCAGGTAAGTCATTATTAGTACTTAATACATTTGTAATGGCTCCTGCCCAAACAGGATTAAGACAAAGAGTTGGGTACTATGGAACAGATAATGGTATATACATTCAGTTAAGAGATGATATTTTAAGTTTTGTAGAAAGAAGTGCGGTTACAGGTTTAGTAACTGAAAGTATTGTGCCTCAAGCTGTTTGGAATGTGGATACACTAGATGGCAATGGACCTTCAGGAGTAACTTTAGATATAACTAAAGCTCAAATCATGTTTATGGACATTGAGTGGTTAGGTGAAGGAACTGTAAGAATAGGATTTGTAATAGATGGAGTATTCATACTTTGCCATAGATTTAATCATGCTAACTTAATTGCATCTACTTATATTACTACAGCTTCATTACCATTAAGATATGAGATAACTAATGAAGGAACAGCAACTGCAGCTACATTAAAGCAAGTATGTTCTACTGTGATATCTGAAGGTGGTTATGAATTAAGAGGAGCACAACAAGCTATTGGAACTCCAATACTTACTCCAGTAACATTTGCTGCGGCAGGAACATTTTATCCTATTGTAGGTGTAAGACTTGTACCAACTAAATTAGATGCTATTGTAATACTTACTGCTGTATCTATATTAGGATTAGGTAATGGTAAAAACTATGCTTGGAGAGTTGTTCAATCTGCAACTATAACTGGTGGTTTATGGACTCCTATAGGACCTGATTCTGCTGTTGAATATAACTTAACAGGTGCATCTGCTTCTGGAGGTAGGGTATTAGCACAAGGATATATAAACTCATCTAATCAGGGTTCTCCAAGTATGGATATACTAAAAGAAGCATTATTTGCATCTCAACTAGAAAGAAATACTTTTACTGGAGTAGCATATGAATTGGTTATTGAAATGGCTATTGATGCTACAGGAGGTACATTAGGAGCTTATGCTTCAGTAGATTGGGAAGAAATAAGTAGATAATATGAGTACAAGAATAGACATAAAACCAGTATCTGATCCTCCTGTTGGAGCTACTTTAATGAAAACAGGACAAACAATAAGTTATAGAACAGGTGATGATGGAGATCTTGAGGCTGGGCGTGCAACATCATTCACAGTATTAGCAAGTAATAATCCATTTGGTAATACAAACAGATTTACTGATGAGCTTGGTGGCCAGACATACACAAACAACATTGTGATTGATTGGAGTACTTATGATGGTGCAACTGTTTTAGGTTTGTCACGAGCAGCAATTGCTACGGGTAATACTTGGAATCAAGCCGTGGACAATTCACTTGCTTTTTCAGTTGGAACTTTTACAAGTGGCTGGAGATTGCCAAACATGAAAGAGATTTATAACTTGGTTAATTTCGCTAATGACCCAAGTAATTTTTTAAATTATTCTCCTTTGAATTTATCTTCATCGGGTAGAGTTTATTGGAGTTCAAATACCAATGTAGCAGGCACTGCAAATGCTTATTTTTTTAGTAATGTAGGTATGACAGGGCAAACGCCTAAAACTAATTCAGTAGCTTATACTTATTTCCCAGTAAGAACATTCACCGTAACAGGAACAACACTATCATAAATTATGGCAACTTATAAATTTCCCCAATTCAATGTAGAGATAATTGATCCTACAGTAACAGTAACAACTGTATTAGATAACATTATAGATAAAGTATGTAGTACTGATGTATTATTAACCACACCATCTACTGTATTTGGTGTAACCTTTTCTGGTTATACTTATACTGAAGATTGGAATGATCAAGATATCATTGACTGGGTTAATAATGTACAGCTACCTCAATATGAAGTTTAACTAAGTATTTTTACTTATTTTGCTTGGTCAGTTTGATAATTTTTAGTATATTATAAATATATATTTATAACATAACAACAATGGAAACTTGGATAATAACACTCATCCTTTTTGTAGCTAGTTCAATTTTTGCTATATTTGGATACTTTTTAAAAATGATACACTCTGATGTAAGAAAAAATACAGAAGAACAAGGTAAGTTAAAAGGTAAAATAGAACTTGTACAACAAGAAAGTCAAATAAAATATCAAGCATTACAAGAACTCACACAGCTTGAAATTAAAAACTTAGCAAGAAATGTCAGTGAATTATCAGAAGCAGTAAAGTTATTCATAATAAACAATAGACATGACTGATATAAAAAAAAGATGGAATGCTAAAACTCCTAAGTTTTGGAAGAATGTACAGAAGGTTGCAATAGCATTAGGTGCAGCAGCCGGAGTAGTAATAGCAGCTCCAATAACATTACCAGCTACAGTAGTAACAGTGGCTGGATATTTAGTAACTGCAGGAACAGTAGCAGCTACTTTATCCCAATTAACAGTAGAAGATTACAAGGATTTAGAAACAGTAATAACTAAAAAAAAGAAAAATGGCAAAGAAAGTAAAACCACAAGTGGAAATTAATGCTGAAGTTAAGGTAAAGAAAACCAGAGTAAGTGTTAAGAAAAAAGACAAGAACTTAGATGTAGTAGTAGATACACCTAAAGTAGATGTTACAGTAAAAGCTAATGAAGAAGAAAAGAAGTTTGTACTAGACTCTAGAAAATTAGATGTAGAAGTTACTAAGACAGATGAAGGCACTACAGTTAAAGTAGAAGCTGAGACTCCTGTATTAAAAAGAGTTGGTAGATGGGTTGCTCACATGATGAGTAAAAAATTTAACCGTAAGTAACAATGTCTGTTTTAAAGAAAGGAAGCAAGGGACCATCAGTGGTTACTCTTCAAGAATTCTTAAAACTTACAGCTGACGGAATCTTTGGTCCTAAAACAGAATCTGCAGTAAAATCTTACCAGAAGAAAAATGGTCTGGTAGCAGATGGTATAGTAGGTACTAAGACTTGGGCACACATGGGTATCCTTAATACAGATAATGCAGAGAATCTAGAAGTAGAAAAAGCATTAGAGATCAAGAAACATTACATGATTCCGGGTACTTATTTTGCTGGCCCTGTTCCAAAGAATTGGATATTCTTACACCACACAGCAGGATGGGAGAATCCTTATCAAGTAGCTGACATGTGGGGAAGAGATGACAGAGGTAATGTAGCCACTGAATTTGTATTAGGAGGACAATCTGTTAGAAATGGAGATACCAAGTATGACGGTGAATTAATCCAGTGTTTTCCAGAAGGAGGATATGGGTGGCATACAGGTACAGGTAACTCTGTTATGCATAGAAACTCTGTAGCTATTGAGGTATGTTGTATGGGTCAGATAGTTAATGGTAAAACATATGTTGGTACACCAGCAGATCCTAAACAGATAGTTAAGCTAGCTAAACCATTCCGTGAATTTCAGTTCTGGCACAGATACTCAGATGCTCAGATAACTGCATTAAAACAATGGATACTATTTGTAGCTGAGAAATATAACATAGATCCTAGAGTAGGTTTAGTAGAGTATGTAAAAGCTAAAGGTGCTGATGGATTTGATGTGTTAGATTTGGCTAAAGCTAATTCTACACCTGGAATGTACTCTCACACTAATGTATTAAGAGGTAAAGTGGACATGTTCCCGCAGCAAGAGTTAATTGATATGTTATTAAGCTTATAGTATGAAACTGAGAAACAACTGGAATAATTCAAAGAAGCAGTGGGATAAAGTGATGGTAAGATTGAGATTATCTAGTTTGGACATATTCTCACTAGAGATAGATATATCAAGAGAGTTTTACCTGCTTACTGTTTTAAACTTTACAATTAAAAATAGATAATATGAAACATGGATTAAAAGGAGTTACAGATGCTACAGTATTCTGTAAGTCAATGCAAAAAGGAGGACCTGCACCAATGATCAGGTCAATGAAAAGTTATGAGGTTGGCGGAGTAACAGGTTTGCAATCTCCTAATGCAGCATCTGCAGAAAGTCAATGTACTGGTGGACCAGGTGATCCTCCGGGTTGTAGAGGAAGCAAAAGAAAAGTTAGACAGAAGAAGTATATAAAAAGAAGAAGAGTTCCAGGACTATGATTAAGATATACTAGATATACTAATCCAGGTACTTTGTATGCCTGGATTTTTTGTTTTAAATATATCTTGTTTAAACTTTTATTGTATATTTGTCTAAACTTATAAAATATATACAATGGAAAACATGAACCAACATGAACCAGAAATGGAATTATCTGCAGAAGAATTAGCTGCAAAAAAAGCTGACATGCTTAAGTTTTATGAAGACTCAATTCCCTATCTGGATGCTCAACTTAATTATGAGAAGAAACTTGCTGAGATAGATGAAGTAAGATTTAGAAGAGCACAGTTCCAAGTTCAAATGGCAATGATGATGAATCCTCAGAACCATGAAGAATTTGAGGAAGAAGAAAATGAGAGAGAAGATCTTGTTCAAGATGAAGTACCTACGCCAAAAGAAAGAAAGCTTAAAAAACAATAAACCATGGCACTTGTAAACCAAGTACAAAAGCGGGTCAAAATGCCCAAATGGGATGTTGTTAAATTTCAGATACTAACTCATTGTTACATTAACCGTGTGACAATGAGTGAATCTGATTTAAACTGTTTAACACTATTGAGCTTTAACCAGCCAATTGAGCTAACTAACTTTTGCTATGATGCATCTTCTGAGGAGGAGTGGATATTTAAAACACCACAGACTGTCAGAAACTGTATTAATAAAGCTGAGAAAAATGGCTTAGTGATAAAGGATAAAGACAATAAAAAGATAATCAGTTTAAACCCAGATCTGAAGATACAAACAGATGGGAATATATTATTAGATTACAAATTCTTTGGTCAGAATGATACCCAAGAAAGCATCTAGTTTATATAAACATGTAGCTGAAGATCTTGATGTAGATCAGATACTAGTTGAAAATTTTATAGACTTTTACTACAAAAGAATTAGAGAATGTGTGGCAAACTTAGAGCATCCAAGAATAAACATAGATGGTTTAGGTCAGTTTATAACAAAAAGCTCTACAGTAAAAAAGTCTATACCAAGATTTAAAAAGTCTTTAGAAAACCATGACACATCCACTTTTGGAGCATACTTTAATAAAAAAAGAATTGAGTCAAAGCTTGACTTGCTTATTGTATTAGAACAGAAGATTCTGTTAGAAGAACAAAGAAGAGAAACTTTTAAAAAAGAAAAAGATGAAAAACACACTAAAACTAATTTGGGAGAACAGAAACCAAATAATTGAAGGCATAACTAACTCAGTTATCAGAGATGAGACAGTAGAAGAAATAGCTAGATTAAGATATAGTATATGTGATGAATGTGAACACAAAGGAAAGAAGTGTGCTGTTAAAGGCACAGCTCCTTGCTGTAATGAATGTGGGTGCTCACTTAACTTTAAAACAAGATCTTTATCATCAGAATGTCCACTAGGTAAATGGGAAGCACTTACTACTGAAGAAAAGGAAGATGAGTTAGATGCATTAGATGAATCTAAAGATTAAACATGAGTATAGTATTTAATGCAGCAGATCATAGCTACAAAAGCTTAAGCTCAGAAGAAAACATTAGCTGGACTAGTGTTACTTCTGTAGTATCAGCTTTTAAAAAACCTTTTGATGCAAAAAAGACTGCAGAGAAAGTTACTAAGAGTAAAAAGTCAAAATGGTTTGGTATTGATCCTGTATTGATACAGCAGATATGGACTAATGAAGCAGACAGATCTACTACCTTAGGTACATGGTACCATAACCAAAGAGAAGATGACTTATGCTCTTTAGCTTCATTAGAAAGAGAAGGAGTTACTATACCTGTATTTAAACCATCTGGTGAGAATAATGGGATAAGAGTAGCACCAAATCAAAAGTTAGAACCAGGCGTGTATCCAGAACATATGGTCTATCTTAAGTCAGCAGGCTTATGTGGCCAATCAGATTTAGTTGAAGTAGTCAATGGTAAAGTAAATATCACTGACTACAAGACTAATAAGAAGATAGATATGGAGTCTTATGTAAACTGGGAGGGTATGCCGGATAAAATGCTACCACCAGTAGATAACTTAGATGACTGTCATTTCTATCATTATGCTTTACAATTGAGTATTTATATGTATATTATATTGAAGCATAATCCTAAACTAAAACCAGGAAGAATATTTATACACCATGTTATGTTTGAGGTAGAGGCTGAAGATAATTGGGGGTATCCTGTAACTAAGAAAGATGAGAATGGAGACCCTGTAATAAAAGAAGTAAAAGCAATTGCAGTACCTTATTTAGTAGATGAAGTACAGGCAATTATTCACTATATGAAAGACAACCCAATTAAAAAAAAATAGTATGAAATTTTATGAAGTAAGACACTATGATAAGAATTACCCAGGAAGAACAATAATATTGGGCTATTCAGGCTTAGTGTTATTTAGATATAAAGGTAAATTACTTGTAAAGATTAAACCAAATAAAAAAACAAGTATAAGCTACTCACCAGATGAGGAATATTTAAAAGGATATGTTGTAGTTGATAATGACCATTTATTTTTTAATTCATATCTTGCAACAGGACTTATAGATGGTTTTAAAAAGTTATTTGGCATAAAGTCCAAACCAAAAATTGAAAATCCCTTTATATGATAGTTAAGCTATTTGAAATACAAAATAATGTAGTAATACCAACAGAGCATTGCTATACTCTAAAGGCACTTAAAGATATCATGGATGATTATCCAGAAGATTACCTTAAGATATATCAGTACTTATTCTACATGACATGTCCTAATCCAGATATGAATCCTTTCTTCTACACACCAGATATAGATAAAGAAAACCTGATCATGCAACAGATAGAAGGTGAGTTCTCAACAGAAGATGATGCTGTGTTTACTGCGCTTAAATTCTGTGAAAGAATGTATGAAACACCAACATCTAGAGCATATAAAGGTATTGCATCCATGTTAGATAGATTAGCAAGATATATGGAAGTAACTACAATTACTGCAGGTAGAGATGGTAATATAAACTCTCTAATTAGCGCAGCTAAAAACTATGATGCAATTAGACAGTCTTTTAAAGGAGCCTATAAAGATCTTCAAGAAGAACAACAAAGTAAAGTTAGAGGTGGACAAGGACTAGCATATGACATGTAATGAGTGAAATTTACCAAGACATACCAACCTATGACAACGGAAACTGGACAACCACAAGTTTTGAATCCAGAGAAGAGTTCAGCAACTTTATCTTTGGAGTATTTAAAGAACCAGGTAAGTACAACTTCAATGAAACTACCAATGAAGTTTTTATATCTGAGTCAGTCAAGTTTAAAAAAGCTGGAGTATATACTACATCTCCATTCAAATCAAAAGACTATATAACATATTGGGATGATCAAAAGCTTAAATGCCGTAAAGGTATTATAGTAAAAGATAAAGATAACACATGGTTTGTAGCTAGAGAATACTACATGTGGTTAAACTTCTTGCCTATCTTTGACAAAGAGATACAACAGTTTGGCTTTGCTAAGATCAGGGATGCTCAGTATCATATGGCCTTATATGAGTTGTTGGCAGAACTTAATTATAAACACTCAGCTATCTTAAAGAAACGGCAGATAGCCTCTTCTTACTATCATATGGGTAAGTTTATAAATCAGCAATGGTTTGAGGCTGGGGTTACTCTCAAGATGGGAGCCAGTCTTAAGGATTATATCAATGAGAAAGGATCCTGGAAGTTCTTACAAGAATATGCTGCATTCCTAAATGAACATACAGCATGGTACAGACCTATGTCACCGGATAAAGTAATGATGTGGCAGCAAAAGATTGAGGTAAGAAAAGGAGATAGAAAGAATGAAGTTGGTCTTAAAGGTACTATACAAGGTATGTCATTTGAGAAAGATC